AATCAGCTAAATCGTCAAATCTAGTTCTGTTTTTAATTGCGTCTGTAGTACTTCCAAAATTAATTTCAGCTAAACTAAAATCCTTGCCGTATCTTGAAACCCTACCATAATATCCCGCCTTCTCTTGAAATTTAATATCTGCAACGCTATTTAAGTTTCTTTTGTGCTTTATATTATATTCTTTTGTAAGTCTCGACAATTGAGTATTGTAAGCATTAAATAAATCTAAATCTACAACCCTGGCTACGGCTACGCTTTTAGTGTTTATTCCGTTGTCTAAAAGTATTTTTTTGGTGTTTTCTTTTGCTTGTTTTATTGTTTTAGCCTCTAATTCTGCAACCTCCTCGACTATTATAGTATTTACCGCCGCTTGTGTGCCTGGCGATAACGACATAAGCGTTTCGTCTGTAAGCGTTGTATTTAATCCAAAACCAATATCTTCTATTAAACCAATTGTCTGCGCTGCTTCTTTTGGAAATGGCGCTACACTACAACGGCAATTAATTACATTCTTAGCGCTTCCTCTAGGATCTCCAGGACGCATTAACTCCTCGCCCATAACAATAAACGGTTTGTCAAAATCAACAATTGGCTCGCTTATGTTTGAAATCCTATGCCAGCCTCTGGTCCTTTCGTCATTCGCGCTAATCCATTCCTTTTGCATATCTGCGCCAGGAAATATATCCTGTGCGCTTTGCATAGTGGCGTAATTAGCCGCATTAGTTGCTTCTGTACGCACTAATCGTTCAGCCTGGTATTTACTGTAGCGGTCAAATTGTTGTCTTAGCATTTTAGCTTTAACAACTTCCCCTTCGCTTGCAAAAACAGGGTCGTTTGCCAGTTGCTTATAAACCTTAATTAAAGTGGTTTTAGCGGTGTTCTGGACCAATGTAACCCTTTGCGCCCCAACAAGTATTCCCTGGTTTCTAAACGACGCCCTCCAGGGTTCCTGGAACTGGTTAGCGCTTACTCCCTTAGTTATATACTTGTTAAAGTTTTTAGCATACCAATTGGCAAAAGTCATTCCTATACGCTCGTAAAGACCCTCGTATAGCTTGCCAAAACCATCTAAAGTAAATATGCCTAATAAATCCTGTTCGCTTATGCTATTCTTTTGAAGCATTACGCCAATAGCTTTATTGGTTTCGGTTTTATAGTAGTTTGTAAAATCACGCACGCTGGCACGTTCTGCATTGTCCAAAGTACGTTCAAACGCATTTTGCCAGGTATCTTTTACCGCTTTAAGCATTTACTCTTGGTTTATAGGTCCCGGGTTCTCTAGCGCCGGAATACTTACTTCAATAGGCATTAAATTAGCCGGTATGTAATATTCGTCCATTAAAGGGTTTTCTGCTTCTCCATAAAACATAGCCTGGCGCTTCTCGTTAGGTGTTACCCACCACGCTTGGCCCAACTGTCCTACCACCTTATCCATATCCTCTTGGAGTTCTGGAATAGCGCTAAAATCAAAGTCTATATATAGATTGTTTCCGTATTTAGGAGTAAGCCACCTGTTTAATTCGTCTCTTAGTTTAACCAATTCTGGAATTACAGAGTTTTGATATAAAGCCTTTTTGGCTTCCTTCATATTGTTATATGTACTGCTATCGGTATTATTTAATAGTTGTACTGGTATATTGTAAATATTACAAAGATCTTTTACACTTGAATTATATTGTTCAATAAGCGCTAAATCTGTAGCTGGTAAACCGAAATTTACCCAACTAAGTTTTGAAGGTGTAATAATAACGTCCCCAGCGTTGTTGCTTCCCTGGTGTTGCTTTCTAAATTTATCTTTTAATTGTTGCGCCTGTACTTCGTTTATATCCCCTTCGTCGCTCATTAAAATACCCCTAGCAGTTTGATTTTGCAGGTATTTTACTCCTGTAGTTACTGCCTCATTATTTGTAGTTAAGGTTCTTAAACCAGCTCTAAGTGGCGACTGTCCGTATAAATGCGTTCCAGTACCGTCATAATCTGGATTAAAATTTTTAATATGGCATATATCTGCTGCTGCAGCTTCAAACGTTCCATTGTATTGCAGTTTATAACCCTGTACAGGCTCCATAATACCACCACTTACAATTTCAACGTTTTGAGACGGCAATACATATAGTTCTGTATATCTACCCATATTAGGCCCAGCGTCCGGACCAATACCATAAATATAACGGTTACCAGTAAGCAATCCAAAACTAATTATTTCAGTTAGCCAGGCGTTATATGATTGCGCTGGGTTAGGTCGCTCTAATAATTTATGTAATGGCGTATTGTCTATTTCAGTAAATGCTCGTTTATGTAGAACGTTAGCCGCGTGCATTGCATTGCTATCCATATATCCGCTAGTCATTGACTTATAGCGTTTAGCATTGCTTTCGTTTTTAACCTCGTAAATCTGCAAAGGAATAGTAGACGCTGCTTTTGTAATTAGGTTTATAATAGAGTAAACCGTTGCGTTTCTTTGGTAACCCTCGCGAATATATGTATCGTCGTTTTCGGAGTTCCAAATAATTGAATTACCTAGCCAGTTGTATAGTGCCTTATTATAATTTACATTGGTGTTTTGCGCTTGTTTGGTAATAAGCGTCTTAAATCTGTCTAAGATTGAAGCCATCTATATATAAAATTTTTTGTAAAAATACGAATTTTACACAACAAAAAAGCCTTTTATTAAATTGCGTTCTATTGCATAACTTGTAACGTCAATATGTTCGTCGTGTTTAGCGTTTGGAAAAGTAGTAACTTGCTGCAAATACGCGTCGTTCCAATTGTCTTTAACTAGATAAACTCTGCCGCCCTCCAAAAAAGGCGACGACGCCCTGGCCCTTTCAATTTTACTAAACCTTACAAAATCAGTTTTTAATTCCGACACGTTAAAGTTTGTTTCGCGCCTTAACAATTGGACCAATGATTTACCAGACGCTTTTGGCTCGACTAATATTTGTTGGACGTGTACCCCGCAGCTTTTTACAAAACTTTCAATGAATTGCTTTAATTCTGGCATCTCTAGGTACTTATCTATGCTTTTAAGTATATAAAGATTGTCCCCGCTTTTACCGCTTATCTGTATTCCTGTAGGGTCGTTCCTGGTATCTTTTGTGTATGCTCCATCAATAAACATTTCCCAGTTTACATTTGCCGGTATTTCAGCTTTATTAATAATATTAAACCAGTCTTTACGCCATTCGCCACCCTCTTGCGGTGCAGGCTCTTGCATATACTGTCCACTAAACGTATAGCGGTCGGCTTGCCTTATAGCTTCTAATTCGTCAAAGCTATGTTTGTTTGGCCAAAGNGCATTGTTGTTTTCGTCTATTGCAGCCAGCTTTAAATGGTGCCAATCTTCGCCACTTCCACCNTCTAATAAATANCCACTTAAATCGTCCTCGTGTAGCCTTTGCATAATTACTATTATAGGCACTTCTCTGGAGTTTACACGGGACCTTATTGTTGTATTATAACGGTTATTAATAAACGAGCGCTTAACATCTGAAACGGCATCGTCCGGCTTTAGCGGGTCATCTATAATAATAGCCCCACCGGTTCCAGCACCAAATCCTGTAATAGCCCCACCCGAAGCGGTTGCATATACACCACCCCCTGCGGTTGTGTACCANTTCTTTTGGCTCTGGCTATCTTTTTTNAGTTNTAATGGCCAAAGGCTTTGGTATGCGTCTCCTGTTATGTATTCCCTTGTCTGGCTAGAGTTGTCTAACGCTAAAGAATCTGAATATGATAAATGTATAAACTTAGAAGCTGGGTTTTTAGCAAGGGACCAGGCCATAAACATCTTTACGGCTATCTCTGTTTTACCATATCTAGGCGGTATATTGATTATAAGGCGCTTTATTTCGCCTTTATTTACCTTTTCAAGGGTTTGGGCCAGTTCGATATGAAACGGCGCCACTTCAAACCTATTGCCTGTATTTTCTTTAAATATAAATCTTGTAAAGAATAATAAGCTATCAATACATTTATTTTTAATAACCTCCCTAACTGCTTCCATTTTCCCATTTTAGTACTCTTTGTCTAGTATTTTATCTATTTCCTGCATTGCCTCCTCGGATATTTTACTAACTGGCATTGCGCCTTGGTGTACTATTTCCTGGCGTTCAACATACCCTCTTTTTTTGCCTTTGGTTTTCATATAGAAAAATACGCTGGCTTCTTTTTCTTTTTCAATATTCTTAAATAGCTTTGACTCTACATAATCAAGCGCCAAATCTTCTAACTCAATTACCGCCTTTCTATACTGTGGGTCTTTGTTTAACCAATCGTAATGCGTTTTT